TAATAGTAGTAAACTCTGTATTAAAATCAGAACCAGATATAACTTTAGCAGCATCGCTGTCTGAAAGATTATCTTTTCCTGCCCAATTGACTGCTATAGTGTAATCACTCATCGTATCTTTCCTTGTTTATGTAAAATTGATAAATCTTGTATAGAAGCATCATAACCATTACTTACAATTGCTAAATTAATTTTTAAATGTTTAGCACTACCTGTTAAGCTAGTTTTATACTCCTCAAGTCCGTATATAGGTGTATATTTCACATCTCCCCATAAAGATGTAGAAGCACCCCATAAAGCCACAGTTCCCGTTGTTGCTGGTGCTAAATTTATAATTGTTGTGCTAGATGAATTAACACTAAAATCTTTATACCATTTTAAACCTAAAGTTGCTCCAGAACCGCCCTCTATTGTTAATAACATGCTTTTTAACAACGCAGCAGAAAATGTTTCTCCCATTGGAATCCATATAGAAGATATATCAGCAGTAAATGCATCGTTTGTATATGATGCAGAACTACTTACCCAAGCAAGATCTACATCAAAATAACCTTCATAACCTGCTATACCACCATCTTTTTGTCCTGTTAAATAACCATAAGTTTCTGTGTAACACATACTAGAAGGTTCTCTATCATCATCAAAAGACCAAGTTGTTATTCTAGGTACACCTTGTGGAGTTATATGTTTAAAATCAAATACATAATTTACATTTCTATCTACAAAAGACATAATATAAATACCTTCATTTTCTACATATACAGATTTAACATTAGTGCTTTGACCTATATTTCTTATTAAAGTATCTTTTATATTAACAGTTAAATCAGTTAATGGTAATTTGTCTTTTTCTGTTGTTCTAGCTAATGATCGCAATCCTGTTTCAGATAAAAATACTAAATCATCTCCAATAGCTTGTACGCTATCTCTTGATATACATCCAACACCTCTTATAACTTCATTTAATGCTAAAGATGCAACTGTTTCAGGTGAATCATAAATTACAATATTGTTTTTACCAAATATAACTAATTTACCATAAAAAGGGGCAATAGCTACAATATCATCTGTGCCCCAAACTTTTTTTAAATCAATGAATCCTGTATCACCACCTGTCCAATCATCACCATCTAATAAATTAGAATAGTAAACTACATCTTTTGCTTCTGCTACACCGCCACACCATATTCTTCCATAAAATCCCATACCACAACTAGGATCAAACAATGTACTTATAGAAGCAGGATCAGTCGCATGTGCTGCCCATTTTGATCCTGAACTTTGTGCACCATCATATCTTTGTGGAACAACTCCAGCATGAAAACAATGTAATCTATCATTAAAATTAACAAACTGCCAGTTGCCAGATGAATTAGCTACAGTATGTTTAACATCAGCACCACTACTAGGAAAAGCAGCATTAGGTGCACTAAAATCAATAGTATAAATACTTGTACCATAACTAGCAAATATTTTATTAGTACCAGAATCATTATGTTCTACTATAGAACCTATAGCTGTACCTGTAGGAACTACTTTTTGTTTTAAACCTTTTCTTAAAGATATTCTACCAGATTCTCTTAAAACAACATTGTCAGCAGTTGTTAAAAAAGTTTGATCTAAAGTAGCTGGATTATTTTGAGTGTTTAATCCATTAATACCAAAATCATTTAAAGGTTGATATGTTAAAGGTTTTGCCATTATCTAAAATTTAAAGTTGATGCGTATTGTCCACTTTGGTTTTCATTAACAAACCAATCTGATTCATATTTTGTATTACCACTATCTAATATTATTGCTTGTTTAAGTGCTTCATTAGCTTCACCAGCCATTAAACTAGACTGTGTGCCACCATCTTCACCTCTTTCTGCAATTGCTCTTGCCCATGCTCCAAGTATTACTGGCTGTGCTGGTACTTTTAAAACTGTTGCAGCATTTGTTAGTTTATCTTGATACTTAACAATATCAAAAGATATAGTGTGTGCTTCAGTAGGAACTGGTGATAAATCTACTTTTAAATTATTAGAACTATCACTTCCATTAAATCCATAGTATAAAGGCTCACCAGTATCGTCTGTAGGGTACTTTACTGTGTTAAGGTACTGTTTGCTTACCTGATGCAAATGAAGGCCTGTATCGTTGTTTATGGCATCCAATATTTTTATCTCTTGACCAGATGATAAATTGTAATTTTTTGTACTTGCTACTGTAGATATATCAACTGTTTCTCTAAGATTTAGCCAATCATGTCTTTCTTCAACTCCTCGTTTAGCATCATTAACTAACGATCCTATTACTTTATGATAAGCTGATACAGTTGTACTATCATTTATAGCACCAGACCAATCAGAAGATATAGTATCTTCTCTTAGTCTTATAAGCACTTCATTAATTAATTCTTTATAAGTCATAAACTATCCTTTAATTATTTTGCCCCAAAGTGAACATTCACCTTTAACTATGTCTACTACCTCTACTTGAAAATATCCTGTATCAAAAAAAGTTACTATGCCAAACGCATGATTCCAATTATGTAGTCTGCCTTTTAACCATTTGTTTTTTTCTGCTGACATATCTTTAAGGCATCCCATTGACCAAGCACTTATATTTCCATCTAGCAATCTAGTAGAAGAATGTCTTGATACATCGTGTACATGGCCATACATAATATTTGTACCATATCTTTCTAAATGCGTTCTTGCATGACTAAGGCCAGTATATGCACCATGAACAAAAGAAATTTTACCAATAGTTAAAACATCATTCCAAACACGATATTCATAACCTCTTTCATCCCATTTACACGCATTTCTAAAACTGTATTGATCTAAATACGGATTTTCTTCTACAAAAGAATCAAGCCATTCATCATGATTGCCTGCAAGAATATGTCGTTCTTTGCATTTAACCTTGTCTAAAACTTTATCAAATCTGTCTATTTGTTTATTAACAGCTTTAATTTCTTCATCAATTTCTGGTAGTTGGTATTCTAATGGTGGTCTTTTTCTTCTTTTGTATCTGTGTCCAGATACTGAACTCCATTCTCCAACATCACCTAAATTAATAAATATGTCTGGTTTAACAAATTCTATCGCTTTTAAAACTACCTTTACTGCACTTTCATCGTGTATTGGAAAATGCTGATCGGGTATAACTATCGCCCTTTTCATTTTTACCTACCTTTTGCTAGTTGTGCTCCAAAGTAGAATTCGATAATCATTGTTGCCCATCCAAATATTTCGTCAAATTTCAACATCCCTTCTACAGTAACATATTCTACCACATCAGGTGTCAATTGAAATCCTAAAACATTAAAACCTTCTATAACAGTAGGTATAACAGTAGGTATATCCCAAAAAACAGGTGCTACTTGTGTAAATATAACTAAAGCTAGTATAGTTAAAATAATAATTCTTCGATTCATAGCAGCCATTGGACTTTCTTTATCTGCTCGATCTCTAGCTTGATTTATAGAATCATTCCTAACTTGTAAGTTTTGAATCATCATTTTCTGTTGTTCTTGTGCTGCTTGACTTTTTAGTGCAAACAACTTAGCTACAAAGCCTAATGCTATTGGAGCTATATTTGTTAAAAATCCAATCATGCTACTAACTTGAGTAAATTAAACATACCAACTTCAGATGCTAAAAAATATGCAAAACCACCGTATATAAAATATCTAATTTGATTTAACATGTGGTACATTTTTTGTATCTTTTCATTAGTGTCATCAATCTTGCTAAACAATTTTGCAATCTGTCCAGAATGTTTGTCTAACTGTAATTGAAATCTATTTTCGTCCATTATTTCTTTTTTCCTTTTTTCTTCATTGGTGGGCGACCTCTTGTTTTTCCGTATGTTCCTTTACCGTATGGCATATAATCTCCTAGTTAGCTAGTGGGTTATCTAAAGACTCTTGTATTCGTTTTTCTATGTCTACCTTAGTCTTTTCTACTTTAATCTCAAATCGATCTAATTTAGTGTCGTAGTTTGTTAACTTTGTATCTACTGACTGTAATTTAGTATCGACTTTTGACTCTAAGTTCCATTGTGCATTTCGTAAATCTGTCATGTCTTTCTTTAATTCTATTTTTATAGTATCAGCATGTTCTTCTATTCTTATCACATCGCTAGAAGTCTTTGCCATCTGTCCAGCTATTGCATCTAAGTCCAAATTTGCTATTCCTTCAACTTTTTGATATAAAAGGAATCCTCCATAGAGTGAACCAACAATCGTTGAAATTAGAGCAAATGCTGCGACCAAACTGGTATATGTAAACCTTAATCCCAGAAATTTTAGTCGTTTATCAACTAAACCTTCAACTTGTGCAACTTTTTCTCCTAGATCAGCCATTAATTATTAAATGCTCCATCATTCTGTAATTGCTT